GTTCAAAGCTAAATAGATATACCCCACCGGGGAATAGCTAAAAGACGCTTTCGTCTGTTTCTTCTTTTAGCTTATCTGAATTATTTGTAAATAAGATCTTGTTATTTTATTGTATAACTAATTTATACAAAAGGTCCAATAGCAGGCCTAATTCGAATCATCTTGTGACTCTGTGGAGCTCTCATCTGAGGCTTCCATCAATCTATCTATAAAACTACGTTTGTTACGTTTTAGTTTTAGATTATTTGTTAATTTTGTTTCGGTAAGTGTATTCGCGGGAGTTGTATCAATATACACAGGCTCTTTTTGAACAGCCGACAATAAAGTTGGCTCAGCCGCTTTTCGTACCCGAGGTATTGACATTCGATACCCCAACATTAGATCGTCTCCTCCCCCCACACAAACTATAACATTCGCAACACTTTTTTGTGTTGATACAGATAAAGTACCATATGGTACCATCAAAGTATCAGACGCAAATCCATTGTTAGTCAAAATACATGGTTGTGTGTGAAAGTAAGGTATAATTACATCTGCTGGATACAATGAACTATCATAAAAATGAGCATATCCATAAGACCCCGTTGCTAATGGTTCAGCGTCACCAGAACCACCAGATCCATTTAAAATATCATGGTTATGCACTTGATATACGGGTAAATGTTCGGGAAATGCATTAGCAGTAGCACCTATCTGTAAATCCTTATTGGCAAACATATACATGCGAAAACTCCCTCGCATAAATCTAAACATGGGAATTATGCAATGTAATGGCGCTAACCAAAATGAATCATTAAAATTTGCTGTAAAAGTGTGCCCATACGGTGAGTATCGACGTCCATTTATGGTAGTAGGATCTAGTGTTGAACTTTGAAACCATTCAATAGGCGTCAATTGATTAGCTAATTGTTTAACAGAAGTGTATGGTATAGACACACAATCATGAAACTTTCGCCGGCGTGAATCTACATCACCCATCAATAAACCTTTTTGTTCTCGCAAACAGCTTGCTGAACTAGATGGCAAAGAACAACCAGTTTCTTCTCCTTGAGCCGAAGCTAAGTCTGGAGCCCAAACCCGTTCCGGGCCTATAGCTCTACGACCAGGATAAGCAAATTGAAAATCGTCATCAGCACTAACAAACACTTGTATAAAAATAGGATTAGTGATAGATGATGCCGTAGCGGAAGTCAACGTATTCAACACTTGCATATAAAGCAATCCACCCAAAGCATCTTGACACTCAGTGTTAGTATGACGCCAATGTGTATTAGTTTCATATGGTATTCGTAGTGTAACTTCTGTATTTTTAGATATATCCCATACAACATTACGCACGAAGGATGATGTTCGAGCACCAGCCATATTTTCAGAAGGCACACCTATCGTAGTTCCGGTACCAGCTGGAAAATAACTGATACGCACACGCAAACTATGAAATCCCGAACACACGGCTGAGAAATGAAACTTCCATCCACCTCGCCATAAACTAAAGAAATTAGACAAGTAACCTACTGGTAAAAAATAATCTGTTGTAGGATCATTAATAAAACCCGCTCCTCCAAACTTCATAGCTCGTGGTGTCAGGTAATGATAAAACAAGCTTTCTCCAATCGTTTTACTAGTGTCAACTTCTATAGTTTCCAACAAACAAGGTGAACTTACTATATAATTTATATTCATATCATCTTCAGTTTCAGCATTGACATAATCAGATGTTGGTATAACTTTAGCCTGCATATCACCTCCAAGCACTACACTATTTGGTAGGTCATTAGCTTTATTCATTAGAGGTTGACGCACTTGCATACTACTAGTAGCACCTAGATTGGCAGGAATAGAACACCCTGCGTTAAATGCCAACTGAGATAGATCCTTAGTAACTTTAGCAGTACCATCTAACACTGCAGAGATAACTCGTGGGTTAGCATCTGTAACGGGATTACTACCAGTTAAACGTTGTTTACTTAAAGTTACTTCTTCCCCTTGTGCCGACGCACTTATAGTATTACCACTCAATCTTGGTTCACTCATACTGCAATATAATGTTATTTCTACTGGTCCAGCTGTACTAGCATTAGCACTGCACAATGGTACTGATACATAACATCTGATTGAGAACATATATCTGTTTGATGGATCAGTACTATTAACTTGCATTTGAGAATAAACATGTCGATAAGGTACAGTAAATTTAACAGTTTGTTTTGATCCAGCTGATATTTGATACCAATGTGGCCAGGTAGTAGCATTAAAAGGACTATCATAACATTTAGGTATTCTAGTTGGACCATCTTGATAAAATGGTATAACAACAAATAATAATCGCCCATAATGAAATGCTGTTGAATTGCAAACTATCTCAAACTCAAAATCAGGCCGAGTATACATGACCATAGCTAATTTATTTGATATTTGATCAATACTGAAATAGTTCTTTGGAAAATCCCATGTGCCTAATGTCGACCAAATAATGTCTGTAGAATGCCATGTAAAACTATCAAATAGAGTGGGTCGTTTAAAGTATGTTTCCATATCAGTGTATATATTACTATTATCAGATTTTGGTACAGAGCGATTTGATATTGACGGTTGATGTGTTTCAACTGTATTTATAAATGTTGTAATCTTTTGTTGAACTACATCTTGTGAACCTAAAGAATCATCCACATCCGTAAGTTTCGTTTGATCATTTGTCACATCGTTCATCCCTTTCACTTTTTGAAATTCTTCACTTTGAGCTTGAGGATGCCCGCGTAACAAATTGGTACATTCTGAATAAATCGCAATCAAATGATGGATCTTATTTTGTAATAAAATTAATGAATCGCGGGCTATAGGTGTGCGTAAATTACGCATTAAAGCTCGCTCAAAATTACGAAAACAGGGTTCCATCTCTTTAAGATAATCCATCATAGTTAAATATAGCTCAAAATCATTTGATTCATCTATTTCCTCCCCTTGAGCTTTAGGTCGAGAAATTCTTACGATTTGTGCCTTAGGTGGCACATTTTTTGCTTCATGTGTTTGTGCGGTAGCGGTTTGAGTATTTTCTGAAAAGTTCAAACCAAAATTATTTTCAGAATTTGATAACTTTACGTCGTTAGCGGCACTCTCATATTGCACTACTCTCGCAACATCACTTGCAAAAGCACGATCAATACTCAATTGTGCAGGTTTGTATAAATCCCCCCATTTTATATATTCACAATAATCATAAGAAAAAAGTTGGGTAGGACTTATAACTAATCCCTTCTTCCTTATTAACAACGTATATTCCACATACCTATCTCGTAATTGTGTAAATTCTAACCGACCATAATTAGATAGCTCTAACAAAGAACTATTAAATCTATTCATCTGATCAACCATATTCTCAGGATCAGATTCTGACCAACGAGCAATTTCAAAGATTACAGTATGGTCTAATTGTGGTAAGTAACGAATACCATCCCAATAGAATTTACGTTTTAAAAATGTTATTTCAGATATGTTATACCACGTATCAACTACATCATTTTTTGTTGCAGATGTATATTCTATTCCCATCTTAGCCATAGTTATTTTATGTGATTTACATGTAACTTTTGGTGCTAGAACAGTATTAACAGCTGTTAAATCATCATCCCCATAAAATTTTGGTTTTATCGCACGATGGAAATCGTGTAGTTGATATCCGGCTAATAGGTACGTCCATCGTATAGCAAACATCCCAATCAAGTTGTTAAATTGTGTAGTCACTGCAGTTCCGGATTTATTTCCTTGTTGAGCAACATACACAACATTTCTAACAATATGCCATGAATTCAGAAAGGTAGCCCAAAGCGTACATCGTATACGGTCATGCTCCAGTTTCCAATCGTTACCTAACTGATACCATTTATTAATCGCATAAACGTTATGCATTGCTATAGGTTGACTAGCACTAGCGTCAAAGTTTTTCCCATCACCATTTATAAAACTATCACCCACTTCCATCAAACTTTTAATCATAAGTGTCCATTCATAACTATTAGCATTAATACCTACAGCGCTTTCACCAACTATAAAGGTTTCTTGTGTATGACACAAAAACGCTCCAAAGTATTTTCGTAATAGTAGATTAAAATCTAAGGGTGATATTTGAAATAATCGCGTTTTCCCTTGTTTAACCTTTTCAACAGGACGGGTTTCGTCTTTTAGTGTATCGATAAAGAATGTGGGTACTATTTTACCCCTACTCGCCGCATCTTCACGTTCGTTTAACAACCTTTGTAAATATTTAATTGGTGCATAACGCATAGGTGTAGTACTCACAACTGTAAAAAACGGGTGTTTTCCGCTAGTATTGTCCAAAATTACATAAGGATACCCCGCAGACGTAGACATTTCAATAGCATTCATAAGACCACATCCATTAATCATTTCATCATCAGAAAACACACGGGGTCTAATTGTACTCTTCCACGTTGCAAAAGTCTCGAACATATGCTGAGAAATGGTTCCAGCCACACTTTCATCTGGCATAGGACTAACTACAACCATCTTTTTGAGTGCATTATATAGAGGAGATATCTTAACGTCATCAACTACATATGGTCTTAAATGAGCTGGCTGAACAGTTGATTGTCCATAATCTTCTTCCATTATATCATAAACAACACTATGAGAGATCTTTGATTTTCGTGGTAACATCAATACAGGATAACGATCAATTTTAAACTCAGGTACAACTAGTCTAGGTAATTTACCTAAAATTTGTAATCCGAGATCTTTCAAACCCAGAGTATCATCAGCTTCATCAAACTCCATAGCAACCGGAGCTATATTAAACCCATCTGGATAAAAATAATCAAAAACTTCATTAATATCTTCTTGAAACACCAGCGAACCAATTCCGTAACCATCAACTACATGTCCTGCAGTGTGCATAGCCATAACTTTTTTACAATTCATCGATGAATCACAATGCATAACCAGTGTTCCACAATCTCCAGGTGACGTACAACAATTATGATACACTAAAGCTATGGGAATACAAATTTCTCGTTTCGAAAATTTTCCACCATATAGTGGATCATCTTTACTTTGATGTTCATAAATCATTAATTTATATTCACCATCAGTAACGCCCATTGTTGTTAATTCAAATGAGGATGCACGACGACCATAAACATACAACGTACTCAATACTGGTCGATCATTACTAGATATAAAGAATTTTTTAATATGTGGTTTTTGAACTAGATTTTTAATTCGGAAATACGCAAGATCTTCGGCGTGGTTATATTGTAAACGACACAATGACATAGCGTTCCAATCTAAAACAACCTCTAATTCTTCTGTCCATTGTAGACACAATTTTACCTCGCAGCCATTTGCTTCCCAATGTTCTTTCATTTCAAACCAACGATACCAGAAATGATACGGTACCAAAAATACATCTGATCCCAAACAGATACCAGATCCGAACCGTCGATTATGGGCTTCAACTCCAGCTTGAAATACTCGAATAGTGAACTTGCACATTTGTTTATTCATTATATTTTCAACAATTGTATTTTGCTGATCATAACTTTGTGCTACTCCTACTCGTTTTGGTACACGCAGTATTTGAGGTACAGCTGGTTTTACTTTAGCTTCATGAGATTGAGCATAACTATTAATATAATTCTGAGCTATCACTTCCTGTTCTTTATTTTCTTTCTCAACATATATTATTTTAGGACCTAACATAAGTAACCAAAATTTATTAACGATATTAACTAATTTATAATAGCCATATAAACCAACTGCAAACATTACAACTGGGCTATAAGGACCTAACGTTGCAAAAGATTCTGTTATAAAGTGACGAGCTTTATACCATGCAGTAGTAATCCATGATCGTACATAACCACAAAATTTATGCCAAAATGACATATTTTGTCCCATAAAGTATTCAGCTCCAACTAAAGTCACAGCTACTTTCACACGTGCGTACGCTCTATGTTCATCATCACGGTTTACACTATAATAGTGAGCCATATATTCCATAGCTCCATCATTAAATCTAGCAGTATATCCACGGTAATTTTCCGAAGACCCAATTAATCCTGGTACAGCTGTTTCTAGCTCTCGGAACACGTCAGCCATTACGCTTTCAACCCATTCAGATTGTGTGGCTAAACGAGCATCTGACCATTCAACAACTTCTTCGTCTTCCTCTGATTGAGCCCACATACCTTCAAAATGTTTATATAACTTATTTTTAAATGCGGATTGTGTGGCTTTATAAGCTACTGCTTGCTGGCAAACATAATTAATACCATCAGCATAATTTAACGTAGATTCAACAACACCAGTTGATGGATTTGTAAATTCCATTACGTACATATCATTTGGAAACAATAATTTTTCATCATATTCATCTACTGTATGTAGGGTACAATTATTATAACCAATACAATTCTGTGGATTAGTACGCATTTCTTCTTGCATTATAGCATAATCAATTCCAACGTCAGGATATTGAGCAGCGTATTTAGGATTCAAAGAAAGTTTAACACAAACGTTTCGTCTAGCATATAAATGTTGACCACCAGACCAACACTTATTTTTAATAAAACCAGCATTAATTATATCATGTTGTGCATTACTAATAACTACTTGACTACTAAAATACACACAATGCTTCCTTTCAAATGCCATCTCTAAAGGATAAACGTTATCATCAACTATATTGGTCAATTCCATTATTGCTTGGTGCATTTTTTCATCTTGTGCGAAATTTTGAAATAAATCATTATACCATAACACTGGGTGATTATCATATCCTTCCCAATAATCTTCTCCACAATTTCGCAGATACGTATAATTAGTATAATCTTCATACTTATTAATTAACTTCAATGCATGGCTCAAAGCGTTTACTAAATGTGGTTGTAAAACGGCAGTCTTTCCAATACGTGGGTCACCATACAGATACACCCAAAAAGGTTTCACGCGTCTAGGTGTTAAACCTGTGCGCAAATGATCGGGGATACGATTAATACATCCTTCTAATGTCTTGATCATTATTCGTAGGTATGGACCCTGTTTAAAATTATTAAAATTTCCACCATTATTTTTAATAGATCGATTCAATTTAGATTCAAATTTTAGCAACTTCTCATACAATTGTACTACTTTACGAGCTGCATCTAATTGTATAGTACATTGTACATCTAAACGATCTAATTTAATTTGTAAAAATTCATCCACTAAAGGAGTCAAATTTTCCTCTTTCATAAAGGTTGGGATATAACCAAAATATTTTAGTATACCGTCACCAATTAATTCGATAACTTTACTAAATATTCGTGTAATACAATCTACAATAGTAGACGTCCCTCGGATATAATCAGAAATTAACTTCACTTTACGTGATGATATATTTAATGAATCAAAAACGTCTTTAGGCACTTCTCCAAATAACCCTTTTGTTATTCCAACGGTTAATTGGAAAAATGATTTAATAAAACCACCGTCATCTTCTTCAGCATGAGCTTGCGCCCCCATCATTCCCTTGATAACTCGAATCAGGCCTTCCGCAAACGGTAGGATACCGGCTGTAACACTAGACGGTAATATGAGGGTTAACAACGCAATCGCATTAGCTAAATTTTGATTATGTGGTTGAGATAATAAGTATGCTAGGGCAGTCAATTTAACTACATATTCAATAATAGCATACATATTTTCATGTATTTTAGCAGAAACATCACTAATAGTTTGTTTCCAATTTTTAAAGATTTCATTAATAAAAGTAACCATGTCTGTAATACTAGTGGTTACATTAGTAATTCCTTCAGCTGCCGTCGCTAATAAAGGTATAACATTATTTAAGCCATTTACTGCAGAGTTAACTTGCGAAGGAAAATTAAAAATATCATCTAGAGCTTGTGCTCTAGGTAAATTCCGATGACGG